GCACACAATATACTTGGTGTGGGCCATATTCAGTTGGGTGTTCTCAATCCGGAACAAGTTGCGGTTCATGTAGCAGAACACAGTGTTATGCATCAACGTCCTGCAACAGCGGCAATGGGATGCGCTACTATTACACTTGTGCTTGCTCATCTACCACAAATACGAACGGCGGCGCTGGCGGGGCTGGCGGAAACGGCGGTGTCGGCGCTGGGTATAACCAGACAGTGACCAATGGCGCTGGAGGTGCGACAGGCGCCAATGGCGGCACGAACGCTGGCACAGGCGGCACAGGCGGCACAGGTGGAAACGGTGGCGGCTACGGCTCAAACGGCGGTTCAGGCGCAAACGGCGCGAATGGTGCAAATGGAAACCGCACAAATGGTGCGGCTGGTGCGGCGGCGGGGTCTGCTGGTGCGGCAGGCAAAGCCATCAGAGGCACATCTTTTGCCACAGTAACCAACAACGGCACAATCACTGGTGGTCAAGTCTAATTGTATGACGCTGGAGCTTTTAGAAGCGAGTGCATCCAAGATATATAGAGGTAAAAAATGACCCCAGAAAAACGCCTTGAGGTCTGCAAAAATTGTGAGTGGTTCCGCAAAGTCATCTCTCAATGCAAAAAATGCGGCTGTATTATGCCGATAAAGGTCAAAATTAAATCGTCAACTTGTCCACTCAAAAAATGGTGAAAAAATGGATTACACAATAGAAAAAATTGAAAATGGTCTAGCTACCTTTCGCTACGCAGACAACAGCTACGCTGAAGTCGCTCTATCGGCGGAAATGACTGAAGCAGAGATCGATGACCTTGCCTTTCAGTTTGCGCCAAAGTCTGGCACTGCGCCATCTCATGCGGTTGTCGGGCAGACCCGCACAGCCGCAAAAATGGCTGATGACGTTCAAGAGGTGGGCGACCAGCCTATTGTGGACAACCCAGACGAGTCACTTCCTGAGTATCTGCAAAATCGGGCTGAGGCTTATGGGTCGCCCATAAGCCAGCTTGAATACATCACTGAGAACGGCCTAGAGGCATGGCAAGCCCATGTCGCTGAGATTAAGGCTCAATACCCAGCCCCATCTGAGTGATGATTTATGGAGCCAATCACCACAGCTATCGCCGCAGTCACTGCGGCCTCAAACGCCATTGGCTTCATCAAATCCCGCATTAACGATGTTCAGTCGGTTGCCGAAATTGGCGACCAGATTGCCACCCTTTTCTCAGCCCAAAAAAAGCTCAACGAAGAACGCAACAAGCAGGCTGGTGTCGGCGACATAAGCATTCGCTCAAGCATTGATGTCGTTCTTGAGTCAAAGCGGCTACAAGAGGAAATGCAACAGATCGCCACAATGATCAATATGCGGTGGCCTAAAGCGGCTGATCAAAAGTCAACATGGCAGGAGATTATTGACCACCATAATCAGGCATTGCGCGACCAAAAAGAGGCGCAACGTAAAGCGAAAATTCAAGCGGCGGCAAAACAGCACGAGATTGAGCAGGCAATTAAGACGGCGTTATTCATCGCCCTTGCAATTGCACTTGGAGTCGGACTGATTGTTTTGATGGTCGCGTATGCGGCGAGATATTGATATGAGCGTTGAAAGAGAGCTTGGTGAGATGTCCAGCAGACTGCGCACTTTGGAGCGCGAAATGTCTGAAACAAGAGACACATTGAAGCAGTTGCATGAACTTGCATTGCAGGCAAAAGGCGGCTGGAAAACGCTCATGCTGGTCGCAGGCTTCGCTGGCCTTATTGGTGCTATAGGCGCAAAGGTCGCTATGGTTATAGGCTTCCTGCCTAGATAACATGAGCGCCATCGTTGTTGGGCGGATCGGGGAGTACCTCGCCGCCGCAATTCTGGAGATGCACCAGTATCAAACGGTCATTTGCCAACAAGCGGGCTTTGACATCATCGCCACTCGTGGTCAAAAGATGTGGCGCTGTCAGGTCAAGGCTTCATCATATCACTCCGACCGCCCGAACCGGATGCAATGGCACTTCGGCATCGGGGGCAACAAACGCATCCCCACCATTGCTGACTACGACTTTGTCGCCTGCGTCAGCATTCCCCACCGCAGAGCATTTTTCATTCCCATCGAAAACTTAAAACAAGTGACTATGTCGCGTAACGGCGACTTTTTTGACGACCCCAAACTGGAGTCTAGAACCCTTCACGAGACAATGGAGATTTTGAATGAGCGCATTACCAAATCGGAGACCATGCATATCTGAAGAGATCGGCGAGGGCATGGTTGTAACGGTCAGCTATCACCCGCACACGAATGAACCTGTTGAGGTCTTTCTTACTGGCAGGGGATATAAGGCCAGCGACAATCCGATGACATCTGCGCTCTATAAGCTGGGGGTTACCGCCAGCAAACTTATCCAGAAGGAGTTTGATGATGACCAAGCTGATAGAACTGATAAAATTGCATGAGGGTGTTGTAAAACACGCCTATCAGGACACGAGGTCTTACTGGACTATCGGGTGCGGTCGTCTGATCGATGAACGGCTGGGCGGAGGCTTATCTGATGATGAGATCGACTACCTCCTAGCCAACGATATTCAGCGATGCGAAAACGAAGCGGTCACCTACCCCTTCTATCCAAAAATGGATGAGGCTCGTAAGGCGGTCATCATTTCCATGCTGTTCAATTTGGGCAAGCCCAACTTCGACAAGTTTCAAAATATGCAAGCGGCTCTTTTAGTCGGAGACTACAATCTGGCGGCGAATGAGATGCTGAATTCAAGATGGGCGACACAGGTCGGGCATCGTGCAAACGAGCTTTCTCAGATGATGCGAACAGGAGTCTGGAAATGAGTGTAGAGAGTGTGGCTCGTAAGATGCTGGAGCTTCGCATCTTGCCACGATTTATGATGTTTGTGATGACCCTCGTTTACATTAGGTGCATCGAATGGGCGCTGGCTATGCCGGAATTGTCTACACAGCAGGCCAGCCTAATAAGCGTAGTGACCGGAGCCATGACCGGATCGCTGGCCGTTTGGCTTTCTCACGAGAAACCGCAATGATCCAGCTTCTTGGTGTTGTCGGGAGCCTTGCCCAGACGTTTTTGGAGGGCAAGGTCGAAAAAGAAAAGGCAAAGAGCGAGATATTAAAGACCGCCGCTCAGCACGACTCAAAGTGGGAACTCATCATGGCAGAGTCCACAAAGGGGTCGTGGAAAGACGAGATAATCACTGTGGTCGTTTTAGCCCCCTGTGTGCTGGCTTGGATTGATCCTGAACTGGCAAGGCGGGGTTTCGATGTCATAGCCACCCTGCCGGACTGGTATCAGAACATTCTATACGTCACGATATTGGCTGGGCTGGGGCTGAAGGGGCTGGACAAATTTAAGAGGAAATAGCGACTCGAGTCGCAATTTTCCACTGATTTTCCACTACTCGTCAGGCTTGTCGGCGGCTGTCCACACCCTGTCCACGCCTCGAGTCGACCCGCAGAAAACCGCCAGTTTTCTTAGGCTCATAACCTGAAGGTCGCAGGTTCAAATCCTGCCCCCGCAACCAAAAAGTCAAACAAATCAAACATTTATATCAGGCGCAATCCTTCGGGGTTGCGTCTTTTTTTGTGTTTTATACCCTCCTTTCTGTCCACATTTTGTCCACTGACCGTCAGGCTCGACCAACAATATGCGCATATTATGGTTGCATATAAGTAAATTATGAGCATACTGGTCATATAAAGAGTGATCAGAAGGGAGATCAAAATGTACACAGAAAGAGACATCAACCTGATTAAATTTGGTTACAAGGGCAAGGTTAACATCATTGATATAGATCAAGTTGCTTTTGTTTGGGACTACAACGATGACGGCACCATTCAGGTGCGCTACCGCAACAAAGCCGATGAGTTGGTTAAGTTGCAGGTGACTGCCGACCAAATTGAACGTGCGATGGCTTAACAGCCCCGCCATTTATCTTGAGGGAGATAGATATGCTTTTTACATACGCAGAAACCACCCCATATAACGGCGAGACTTTTACCATTAACGGTAAAATGTACGGCCTTGAGGATTGCGGCAAATGTGACGGCGCTGGCATTTTATGGTGGCACATGAATGTTCAAGAGGGTGTCTGCTTTGCCTGCGGCGGAAGCAAAAAGCGCAAAGCTCGCCTTTACAGTCAACGCGAAAACGCCAGCCAGCGCCGCCGGATCGAAAAGGCGATTGCGCTGGAGAACAGCCGGAGAGAGATCAATATGGAAGCCGCCGCCCTTCGCCGGATTGCTGGCAAGGTTCAAGACGGCCTGCGCAACATTGCAAGGCTAAAGGCAAACGCCGCATCCGCATACGTTGGCGCGATTGGCGACCGCATCGAAATTAACGCAACGGTAAAATTCTGCATGGGCTTCGATGGCTTTTACGGCACGACCTACATCAACACGATGGTAGACGCTGATGGCAACATCTACGTCTACAAGGGCAAGCGCCTCGCATCAAAGGGCGATCAAATCAGCCTGAAGGCAACCATCAAAGACCATAGCGAATACAAGGGTGCAAAGCAGACGGTTCTGAGCCGCCCAAAAGTATCTTGAGGGAGATAAAACAATGAAAGTCAGATTGGAAACCACCATTGAATTGAGGCCGCACGAGATCGATGCGGCTCACATTTGGTATCTGGAAACAGCCGAAGAAGGCGAGAGCTTTCGGGATTGGCTCAAATCCAACTTTGTAGCCTCCTGCGATTATTTCGTGATGAGTGCGGTCGAGCATTATGGGGAGGTACGATAATGATGATCAATTTTACAGCCCAAGACGGCTACGATTTAGCGCACACGATTTGCGGCGGGTTTGAAACAGATGCTTTCGTCTTAAATGGCAAGCCCCTGACGGACACGACAATCCACCCAGAAGAGTGGACGTTCATGTATTTCGAGAACCGCCTAGAGGGGCTGATGGCTTATAAGGCCTTTGCGGAGATCGAACCGCTGACCACATATTTGCATGACGAACATTGCTGGAGCATCGATGGTGATGAAAAGGAGCATTGGGAGTGGGATTGGATCGTGGCGGTTCCGATTGATACGGAGACGTTCTTCCAGAGATATCGGGAGGCCGCATAATGGAAACCATCGAAGTAAGAAATGTCTACATCACTCTTGATAAAGAGAGGGATTTTAAGACAACCATTGTGAAGCGACCAAACCAGCCCGATCAGGAACGAGGCATCATTTGGTACTTAGACCTCGCTGGGAAACGCAAAAGGGTCTATTGCGACCCAACGCCGGAGGCTTGGCATAAACGCTGGATGAAACTGCGGGACGAACTAGCGGCTGGGACGCATAGCGCAAACAAGGCCAGCCTGCGAATGGTCTCTGATGATGCACTCAAATATCGTGAGGGGTTTATCGGCAAGGCGCAAGGCATCCGGCCTCAAAGCCATGAAAACGATGCGCGCCATCTTCGCCTGCATATCCTGCCGGAGCTTGGTCAAAAGCAAATACACAAAATCACCGTTGGCGATATAAACCTGTTTATCGACAAAATGCGGATGGATGGAAAGGCTCCCAAGACACAAAGGAGCATTATCCACTCGCTGAACATGGTGTTTAAATATGCCATCGACAAAGGCATCGTTTTCTCAAACCCCTGTTCAAAGGACTGCCGCCGCCCGATCAAAGGGTCGGACGGCACAAGAGACGGCTACACCGCCGAAGAGGTGCGCGACATCCTTTCGCTGGATATGCCGCCTTATAGTCGGGCGCTGTTTACCTTTTCAGCTTTGACAGGCCTCGCCGCAAACGAGCTTCAGGGGCTTTTATGGGATTGTTTGGATGTGAAGTCGGGGAGCGTTACTGTCCGCCGCACAGGATATCGTGGGGCGCTCCAAGAGACCAAGACGGAGTTTCGGGTGCGGACAATACCGATGCCGCCCAGCCTGATTGCTTTGATGCGAGAGTGGCAACTCCAGTGTCCTTCGCCCACATATGTTTTCCCATCAGCCACCAACGTCATGGCGGATCAAAAGCATTGGTCGGGGATACTGAAAACCATCTGCAAACGTGCGAAGGTCGATTACAAAGGCATCGGTGGGTTTCGGAAATTTTACCACACCCAGATGGAGTTGGATGGGGTGCCATCATCAATCAGGAAATATCGCATGGGTCACTCAAAGAAGAGCAACATTGCGGAACAGCACTATACGGTCACTGATCTGAAGCTGGCTCAGCGTCCTGATGATATTCAGAAGATTGCGAGTCGGGTGATTTCATAACGGTCGCGTGGCGACCATGGTGGCACCAAGAAAGGTCGTTGACCATTGTCCAGCCTTTGCTTTGATACTCCTCAACCTGATCGTGGGGGACATATCGCAGGGTTATTGTGTACGCCATACCCGCCACCCATTATTTTCGTGTGAATAACAACGTTCAATTTTCATGCTGGATGCACCCTTGCCGAAGTAGTGTTTGATGGACTCCCGCAGTTTTTTCGCTTTGCATTTGTCCCTGAAAAATACTGACTCACCGACCACCATGGTCTTTGCTAAATCCCCTGACCACGATGGAGCGCGACCTTTCAGGCCTTTCAGCTTTTCGGCCTCTACTTCGTCCTCAACCCAGACAAATCTTCCCATGACAATTCTCCCTTGTTCATTTTATTGATCAGCGCCCAACGCTCGTGGAAACACTTAACACTGCAGAAAAATTGCTTCTTTGCGTTTATCACCCAGCCATCTTCCGACAAGGGTTTGCCCTTGCCACACTTGGTGCATTGTAACGCTCTGCTGTCACGTTTCTTCCGCATCGCGTTGTGCTGATCGGCGCAAAAACTCCATGCCCTTTTCAAACATCTGTTTTTTGGTCATCAGGATTTGCGCCTCGACTGTGCCAACAACAACGAGACACCCCTCATCGTTTGGGATAACGAGTAAGGGGTGTTCCTTTTGCTCAGAGTTGGAAAGGAATGTCATCGTCTAGGGCTTGGCTCTTAGGTGCCGCACCTGCCGATCCCTGTTTGCCATCTG